TACCAAGCTGCACTCAAGATGAATCTCGACGAGATCATCGCCCTGTCCAATCGCGGTGAGTTGGTGCCGGCGTATACCAAAGCCATTGGAGGATGCGCCGACATCATTCGCGTGAAGGACATGCACGGTGCCAGCATTCCGCAGATCGAGCAAGTCATCGAACACATGCGACCGTGTGTCGTGGTATTCGACATGCTTGCGAACGTGCGCCTCGGACACGCCGCTAATGGCGCGAACAAGGCCGACGCGGTTGAACAGGCATGGCAGGAGGTGCGCGAGCTTGCAGTGCGGCATGACTTCGTAGCACTCAGCACTGTGCAGATCAGCGCGGAGGGTGGCAACCAGTTGTACCCACCGTACTCTGCACTGAAGGATTCCAAGACTGGTATCCAAGGCGCGACCGACATCATCCTGATGATGGGCGCACTCGACAACCCAGACGCACAGACCATCCGTGGTCTCAGCACTCCGAAGAACAAGTTCGCCATGCCGGGGAAACCCTCGCATGCCATGGGCCAAGTTTACTTCGACGGTGCGCGTTGTACATTCGATGATGGGAGTTCATATGGAGCAGATGCACCCGCTGCAAATCCTAATCCTGCCGGCTAAGTGGTGGCTGCTGGTTCAGGAATCTTTCTGGCGTACTTGGTCAGAGGTTTACCAATGCCGGAACTGATGAAGGGCCATACGTGGCGCGATCACTCGCACAAGATGACGTACCCTTGTGCAGTCGAAGTGAAGTACGACGAGATCAGATGCCACGTGCGTATACAGAATTGGGGACCAGACCCGCGCCCGGTTGAGTTCCTCTCGTACGCCGGTAAACCACTGGCGAACATGGAGGTGTTCGCACCGTACTTCCTGACACTCGCCCGTGTCACTGGTTATCACGAGTTTGATTGCGGCATCGAGGTGAATGGGAACTTCAACGACTCGTACCGCTGGGTGCGCAGCACGAAAGCGTTGCCGGAAGACCTCGTGAATGCTCGCGTAAAGTTTATGCTGTATGACCTCCCCGAGCTTGACGGGGCGACGTACTGGAAGCGATCTGCTCTGTGCGACGGTGTGGTAAAGGCATGGGCTGACTGGTGTAGCGCGAAGTACGCAATGCACGTGCCATACGCTGTACGCTGCGTCGATAAGGCGGAGGTTGAGGCAACATACAAAGAGTTCATCGAGTCTGGATTTGAGGGCGCGATGGTGAAGACGCTCGACCACTTGTACCAGCGCAAGCGTACGTACACGTGGCTCAAGCTTAAACCAGAGGAGGACGCTGATGGCGTTATCACACACATCCACATGGCGTACGCTGGGAAGGATCAGCCGGAACTTGGCATTGCTGTCGGTGATGCTCTTGGCCGCGCTGGCTCCGTTACCATCCGTATGGAAGACGGTAGCACTGCGGACGCCCACGGTATTCGTCACGATCTAGCTGCTGACATGATCGCGAATCCGCAAGCGTACATCGGGCAGTGGGCCGAGTTCGTGTACATGGAGCGAGATCGTCAAGGCGGATACCGCCACCCACGATTCAAACGACTACGGGAGGCAAAGGCATGAACGAGACATCACTCGCGTTGTCGAAGCCCTCCAGCATCGCCCGCTGACACGCGAGGAGATCGCTGAGGCTACAGGCATGCGTCTATCCTCCGTCTGTGGCAGAGTCGCCACGCTGCGCAAATCCGACGTGATCGAATCGTTCGGTGACAAGCGTTGCGCCATTACGGGGAAGCGGCAGGAGTTGCTGCAGTTGGTGCGATGACACCATTCTACATCGACCTTGAAACGGAGAACCACACGTACTTCGGTGCGTTGGCCTCTCCGCGCCACCCCAAGAACTTCGTTGTGGCGTGCGGCTGGGCCGTAGGTAATGGCCCGGTGCAGCACACGTACCACACGCAGCGCGAATCCTTCCTGAAGATTCCCGATGAGTGTGACATCCTCGTGGCGCACAACGCACCGTTCGAGATGGACTGGTTCCTTGTGCAAGAGCGCGAGGAGATCATGCGATTCCTCGCCCGAGGTGGCCGCGTGTTCTGTACGGCATACGCCGAGTACCTCATCACGAACCAGCAGGAGACATACCCGAGCCTTGACGAGACCGCCCCGAAGTACGGTGGTACGCATAAGGTGGACGGCATCAAGATTCTCTGGCAACAGGGAGTGTTGACCTCCGAGATCGACAAGGCGCTGCTGCTGGACTACCTGTGTGGGCCGAACGGCGACATCGAGAACACCCGCAAGTGTTTCCTCGGGCAAGCCGCGATTCTCCAAGCTAGGGGTATGTGGAACATGGCCCTCGCACGCATGGAGGGGATGCTCTACAACACGTTCGCCATGGATGCCGGCCTGTTCGTGCACAAGGAAACGGCGCACGCTCAGTTGGCAGAGCAGAGCAACCGGCTCGTGGAACTGCAGCATGAGTTCGCACGGTTCCGCCAGCACATCCCGGCGTATGTGGAGTTCAAGGACACTTCGGACTACCACATGAGCGCGTGGCTGTTCGGTGGACCGATTCGCTACCGCATCCAAGACGTGTGGTACAACGACGACGGCACGCCGAAGTATGAGAAGGCCGACTTCTTCAAGTTCGCAGATGGCACGCTAGTGCTATGCGAGGAGGCACAGGCGCACGCCGAGTTGTACGTGAACAAGCACGGCCCTGTCGAGAAGGCAAAGGCCGGTAAGAACAAAGGCCAACCGCGTGTGTTCCGTGAGGATACCAGCACGCCGAAGCTGAAGTGGTACGACCGCTTGTTCGAGTGCCCTGCGTTGATTCCGCTAGGATCATTCCCGCAGGAAATCCAGAAGATGTTCAAGGAGGAGTTCTCCGGTAAGCGAAAGCTGGCCGATGAATCTCCAGTGTATAGCACCGGGTCCGATTGTATCGAGATGCTCTCAAAGCGTAGTGAACTCTCGGACGAAGTGCGAGCACTTATGACGTACCTTCTGGAATACGCCAAGGTGGATAAGGATGTCGGCACGTACTACCTGCGCGAAGAGTGTGACGAATCAGGCAACGTCATCAAGCAATCCGGTATGCTGCAGTACCTAACGCCGGAAAGCATCGTGTACCACGTGCTGAACTGCACGAGTACCGTGACGGGTCGCCTGTCGAGCAATCGCCCAAACATGCAGAACATCCCACGCGGGGATACCTCGAACGTCAAGAAGATGTTCACGTCCCGCTTTGGCGATGACGGGTACGTCATTGAGGCGGACTACTCTGCACTGGAAGTCGTAACGCTGGCCGCGTTCTCGAATGACACGAACTTGGTGAAGGCACTGCTCGAAGGCATCGACATGCACTGCATGCGGCTGTCCCAGCAACTCGGGGAGTCGTACGAGGAAGTCCTGCACAAGTGCAAGGACGACCAGCACCCGGACCACAAGCGCTACAAAACGATGCGTACCGACATCAAGCCGAAGGCATTCGCCTATCAGTACGGTGCGACTGCGCATGGCATTGCGTTCGCCACCGGCTGTACTGTCGAGGAGGCCCAAGCATTCATTGATGCGGAGAAGGCGCTGTTCCCGGATGTCGAAGCGTACTACGAGGACGTGATCTTCCGCACCGTGGAGACCAACACCACGATGCACCGCGAGCAGAACCCAGAGACACAAGCGTGGAGCGTGTACAAGCGCGGCGTGTGGCAGTCACCTGCCGGCACGTGCTACGAGTTCCGCCAGTACCCGAAGACGAAGTTTGTCAACGGCCAACGTGTGAGCCTCATGGAGTTCAAGCCGACACAGATGCGGAACTACCCGATTCAGGGTGAGTCTGGTTTCTTCGTGCAGGTCATCGCCGGCATCGTTGCCCGCTGGTTCATCTCGAAGAACTTCTTCGACGGCAAGGCATTCATCATCAACCAAGTGCACGACGCGTTGTATTTCGATGTGCACAAAGACGTGCTGGCAGAAGTGTGCCGCACTGTAAAGTACATCATGGAATCGCTACCCACCGTGATGCAATCGTACGGGTACTCTCTGCAAGTTCCATTCCCCGCAGAGGTTGAGTACGGCCCATCTATGTTCACCAAGGAGAAATTCAAAGATGAGTAAGCTCGCACTACTGCAGCAACAGGCTGCACTCGCAGCACAAACCTCGGAAGACATGCGTGAGTCCGTGGCCGGTGGCGGTGGTCGCCTCCTGCCGGAAGGCTACGCATTCGCCCGCCTCGTTGAAGTCGTCGAGTTTGGCAATCAGCCGCAAGAGTTCCAAGGCAAGGCTAAAGAGCCGGCACTGGAGATTCAACTCGGCTTCGCACTCTGGGGTCAAGGCTATCAAAACGAAGACGGCACGCCGTATGTCTGCCGTCCGTACCCGTTCGCTATCTCACGCAATGAGAAGGCCAAGGCATTCAAGACATTCGCCGTGCTGAACTGGACCGGCCAAGCATCGTGCTTCGCTCAACTGATCGGCCAAGCCTTCCTCGTCAAGATCGTGCACGTCAAGAACAAGACGGATGGCAAGGTCACTTCCCGCGTTGATCTGGCCGGCACGCTGCCGCCGCTCGACCCGGTGACGAAGCAACCGTATCCGATCCCGGATGCCCCGGACTCACTGTACCGTCTGTTCCTCTGGGACAACCCGACGCTCGAAGCATGGGACGAACTGTACATCGATGGCACGTGGGAAGCCAAGGACGGGAAGCCGGCGCAGTCGAAGAACCGCATTCAGGAAACCATCCTGTCGGCCCTCGACTTTGACGGCTCCGCTCTCGACCTGCTGCTGAAGGTGAATGGCCGCGCCGTCGCCAAGCCCGCTCCTGCGCCCGCTGCGGCCCTCCCGGCTGCTCCGGTAGGGGTTGGTATCACCCAGCTTCCGCAAGCGCCTGCAGCGCCGGGAAACGTGCTTCCGCAGGCACCGGCTCTGCCCGCTGCGCCTGCGGTGCCCCTGCCGCTCCCGGCCACTTCCACGCCGGCTCTCCCTGCTGCCCCCGCTGCTGGGGTGACGACATCCCCTTCTAGCCTGCCGTCGCTGCCGACCCTCCCCGGTCTGCCGTCGCTGCCGCAGTGATCTTCAAGGGCGTTGATCTCAGCGCCCTTGCCC